TATTACAGCAAATATAACCAATTTTAATTAAATATAGGCTAAAAGACCTATAAGTACTTAATATAGTCTTATATGGCTATAATTAAGTTTTTTATATATAATTCATGAAAAAATTCTTAATTAAATTAATCTATAAATGTATAGAGCTTATAGAAAGGATAGAATATAGAAACCATATATTAGACGAAGATGATAATGATTATAAAATATTATCTGAACATGATGTTTATGGGTATAAAGTTAAATCTGATTCGGGTTATATTGATATTAGTAAAATGATGATCACACAACCATATACTCATTATTATTTAGAGTTAGAAAATGGGATGAATTTGACTTGTGCTGATAATCATAGAATATTTGATCAATATTTAAGTGAAATGTTTGTGAAACACTTAAAGGTAGGTGATAAAATATCTACTGAATCAGGTATATCTAAAGTTAAGATAATAAAGAAATTGAAAAGAAAGACTTCTATGGTTGATATTACAGTTGATCATGAAGACCATAGGTATTATACAAATGGTATATTAAGTCATAACACAGTATGTGCGGCTATTTATATATTACATTATATGATGTTTAATAATAATAAAAACGTACTTATTGCTGCGAATAAATTAGAAACATCACAAGAAGTACTTGATAAAATTAAGACACTTTATAGTTACATTCCATTGTTTTTAAAACAAGGTATTGATACATGGAATGTAAATAGGATAAAATTTGAGAACGGATGTAGAGCTAAAGCATTCGCAATGACGAAAAATGCTTCTATTGGTAATGCGGGTGACTTAGTATATGTTGATGAGTTTGCCCATATTAATAATAATATAGCAGATAAATTCTATAAATCTATTTTCCCTACTTTAGCATCTATCGAAAATTCTAAAATGATTATTACATCGACACCTGATGGATATAACCTATTTCATAAACTATTAACAGATGCTGAGAGAGAAATATCAGATCCATTGAAGAATGAGTTTACCCCATTGAGGGTTTATTGGCATCAAGTACCTGGTCGTAATGTAACTTATTTCAAGATAAACCAACATTTATTATTACAACAGAATTTAGATTTAGATTCGGTCTTTGAACAATTGAAAGAAATATATAACCCTAACGATGATGTCAATTCTAATAATATTCCTCTTGTAACAAAGAAAACACAAAGTATTAATAGGAAAACATGGATACATGTACAGAACACAGAAAGATTAAAATATGATGATCTTAAAAATACTTCTGTGGTCAATAGAGATGGTGAAAAAATATTTTGTTCTACATTCTGTGATGGTATTTCTACTTGGAAATTAGATGCAATTAAGAATATTGGTGGTGAGGATAACTTTAATCAAGAATATGATCTTCGTTTCGCATCAGGGTCTAGAAGTGTATTAAAAGAAGAAACCATTGAAAGAATTACTAATAGTAAACAAAAGTATAGACATATTAATGGATTAGAAGAATTCGATAAATTAAAATGGGATTATAGCTCATTAAAATTCGCTAAAGATTGGGATGAAGATATGAGAAAGAATATGTATGGTATGATCTCCGTCGATGTATCTGAGGGATTAGGTCAAGATTATAGTGTAATTAATATGTTCAGATTAGGATATAAATCACAAGAAATAATAGAAGAACAAAAGGAACACTATTCAGTAAGAGAAGACTTTTTTCAATTAACTCAATTTGGATTATTTAGATCTAATATAATTAGTGTAGAGCAACTTGCTGAGATACTTTATGTATTGATATTCGAATTTTTTGATCCTGATAAAATGAAAGTAGTTGTTGAATATAACAATGACGGAAAGACATTATTGAATGCTATTAAGAACGTATTCAACAGAGAGAATGATTATAGTACTTATGTTATGTTAAAATTTAAACATCGATTAGATGCTGTTGATCGAAAGGTAGGTCTGAAAGTAGGACTTAATAAAAATAAGTTTGTTAAAGATTATCAGTTAATGTTAGAAGATCAGACTATTTTAGTTAGTGAAGAGAATACTATCAAAGAGATATCTACCTTTATTTCACATGAAACAGCAGCAGGGAATGTGATTTATAGAGGGGATGGTTCTAATGATGACTTAGCTATGACTATTGTGAATCTAACACAAGGTTGGAGAAACAGATCATTTAAAGATACTGTATTAGATTTCATGGATAATGAACCGAATAATATTATAAATAAATTAATAGCTGAGGTATTAGAAAAGGAGAAGTCTATTGGAACAGATTATGGATCTTTTTTTAAGGGTAAGAAAAATTACACAAATTATAATACTAGAAATTTTAGAGGGGGTATAGACCCTAAATCACTTATTTAAGCTTTCATCTATCATTTTTTTCCATTCGGCAGCACCTTCGTAATCTTCAACTTTAACACAATTTTCCATTTCGGTTTCCATTTCCTTGATTGCGTCTTTTTTAATTATATTAAGGTTCTTCTCAACATTAGCTTCTAGTCCTACTAATATTTGATTGTTTTTTTGATGTAATCTAACAGTTCTTTCGGTTCTTAATTCATTTAGACCATTATTAAAATCATTTAATTCACCTATTGTGTTAGATTCGAATATTTCCTCAGTGAGTTTTACTATCTCAATAAATACATCGTTTTTATTGGTATGTAATTCCAAGTACCCTACTATTCTATCTTTCATTTTATCCATAATCTTATTATTTTATAATCTACCCATACCACAAAGTTAAGGATTTTATTTAAATATATACATTATATAGGTATATAGTATAAACTGTAAAATACCACTTTTAGAAGTTAATATATATATTAGAAAAAAAATATTTAAACAATATGCCAACAGTAGATATAGGTAAATACCAAAGACCAGGAATTTTCATAGAAGAATTTAATAACTCAGCAATAGAAACACCTATTGTTACAGGTATTCAGTCATTAGTTATTGGTTCTAGTAAGAAAGGACCTCTCAATACACCTGTTGTAATTAACTCACAAATCCAATTAGAAAGAATTTTTGGAACAATTGATAGATCTTTAGAATCAAAGGGTTCTTTTTTTCACAGAACTATATCAAGAGTTTTACAAAACACACCCGTAGTTGCTATGAACATAGTAGACTTAGACGACGATTTAGATCAAATCGAGTATAAATCATTATCAACAGCAACAGGTTATGTAAATGATGCAATAAGAGAAGCACCATATAGTAGATTTTTCAATACTTCTGCTTTTTGGGAAAAAGATAGAGAAGCATTTTTATCTGTAACAGACGATAACGCAGGTGACGAAAATAGAGTATTACACTTCACTAACTTAAATAATAGACAAGTTACTATCTTTATAGTAAAGTCACAAAACTCATATGGATTTGATAAAACATTATTAGAATGGTATGGATCAGTTGATAAAGTACCTTTATATTTGGATAAAAATGATTTCGCATCAGACTACTTAGTAGATGTTGTAATGTTATCAGGAGATTGGACTAATTACACTGAATTATCAGTAGATCCAATTTGGAGTCAATACTTCAATAACCAAGGATTAGTTAAAGATCAATTATTCAATTTAGTGAATAATCAAAGTATTAATACGTTAGGGGTATTCAGAAACTTATCATTAATCCCTTACTTCACAGATGCTAGTAACACTAACATCTTTATTGAAGATAGAATTAATTTAAGAACTGATGAAACAGGTATTTATATGGCATATAATATCGACGCAGTAGAAACTACATATAGAAATGGTTTATTAGATTTAGTAGGTAATAATATTATTGCTGATAACACTATTGAAAGAATTGAAATGTTATCATATAATGATGATGTTACAGAAAAAAACGAATATGTTGAAAAACAATTAGATTCATTAGGTAATACACACCAATTAACATTTGGTTCTTATTATCAAGAAGCGGGTCAAGAAAGAAAGGCAGCATACGCAGAGGATTTTGTGATCGGTCTTATCGGACCTTCTGCATCTGAGATTGATGGTACATACCCATCGGATGTAGGATATGGTACATATAGCGTAGATTTTGGTACAACTTCTGTAACAATTGGAGCAGAACAACCATATGCTATCATTGGTGGACAAGCTTTATTAATAGCTGCTACTGATTTTGATTTTGTTCCTGATGATTTTACGACAAATAGTACAAGTCCTGGAACAACACAAAGTTTCCAAAAAGTATTCTTTATTGATACTGACGGTGGTATTAAAACTAACCCTAATAACAATGACCTCACAAATGGTATAGTATTAGGTTACGTTGATATTATAGTAGCATTAGATGCAGATAGAGTTAAATATTTCCAATCTGTTGACTATACACCTGTATCAGTAGGTGAAAGTGGATTTATCTACTTTGATAATTCAACTGATGTAACAGTAACAGTTAACGCTAATCAAAATCAAATTACATATGAATTCTTAAACACAACAGGAGTTCCTGATGTAACTGATTATGTTGGATATAGAAGATGGAAGACATTTAATAATATGTCAGGTATCTTAAGTAGTTCAACAGGAAATAGAGCAACAATATTAGTAGATGAAGGAAGTGGTTCTAATGGAAATCCATGGAAAAGAGCTATTGCTGATCTAGACGTTACATTAGTAACTAGCACTACATTAAATAAAACAATAACAATTAGTGGATTTGATACAGGATTTTTAAATTCTTCTATCTTAGAAACTAACGGACTTGTATTACATATAATTGATAATGAATTTGTATTATCATCAGAAGGTGCTATTACAACAAATAATTGGATTGGAGCAACATATGGTATAGTAGCTGAATACAGTGATTTATATCAAGATTATATAGATGGTAATATAAACACAGGAGATTATTTCTACGAAAACTTAATTGATGGATTAGATAATACAGCCGAAGCATCTGAGTTAAACTATGTTAGATTATTAGATATCAATGGTGATGATTACTTAATAAGTGATAAAGAATTAAATTTCCAAACGAATGATACTATTATCTTACCTGAATCTACAAGTAACACAGGAGAATTGATCGTTTCAGATCCAACTCCAATTGCTACGGGATTAACGGGAGCGACAGGTGCGTATTTTGGATATTTATTATCATCTAATATTACTGATGAAGTAATAGTTAATCCAACTAAGATTTGGTTAACAAGCGGAACAGGACAAAAATTCCTAAGATTTTACTTAGTGAATGATATATTGACAATTGATTTTACTGATGCTAGTCTAAACCCTGGTGCGAGTACATTCAATAAAACGATTGATATTATTTCACAATCATCTAATTTTAGACAAACAGTAGAAATAGAAGAACCTGTAGGATACACTCCTATAACTAATAAAATATTAGTAGATGCTACTAGATATGCTGAAATTAGAATAGGTGATTTCTTACAAGCAGTAGCACCTGAGGCAACTGAATTAGGAGAAGTTCCAAGACAAGTAACAAGAGTTATCAGAAAAAGAACATATTCTGAGGATGTATCATTAGTAGAAATTACATGTGATTCAGCTATTAGATTATATGACTTCAATGGTGATAAACAAACATACAGATTTACACAGATCGATGATTATGTATCAACATATAAAGGTATTAATTTATTTGGTTTCAGATTAAGAACAGCTTCTTTACCTGATAATACTGATAGTAGATTAACAGATATATTAAATGTAGTAGGTAAAGGAACATCTTTATATAACGCATTAACAGATAAAAATATCATTGATTTTAGATACTTGATCGATTCTTATGGATTAGGTCTTATAAGTAATTCTAAGCAACAATTAGCTGATATTTGTGGTAAGCGTTTAGATTGCTTCGGTATATTAAACATGCCAAGTATGAAACAATTTAGAAATGCTGCAGCACCGAGTTTCACTGATAGTAGAGGTGCTATTAGATTTGATTATATCAGATTAGGAGGTAACCCTGAAGCAGTTGCGGGATTTAACTTCTCATTAGCAGAAGGCGATGGTCAAACATGTGTGGCTTACTTTACTCCTTATGTAACAATAGGAGATAACGGTAGACCAATTTCATTACCACCATCATCATTTGTGGCTAACACTTTCCTTAGAAAGCATAATAACGCTCTAACAAGTGTGACACCATGGACTATTGCTGCGGGTATTACTGATGGACAAATTACAGGTATATCAGGATTAGAATATAATTTAACAAATGAAGATATCATCGAGTTAAACCAAATGTCAGTTAACCCAATTGTTTCTAAGAGAAACAGAGGTAATGTAATTGAAACTGAGAATACAGCAGAATCACTAGTAAATAGTGCATTAAGCTTTATCCATTCAAGAGAAGTATTAATTGAATTAGAAAGAGATCTTTCTGATATGTTACTACAATTCCAATGGAAATATAACACACCTGAGATTAGATCAGAGATCAAATTAAGAGCAGATACTATCTGTCAAGACTATGTAAATAGAAACGGACTATTTAACTTCTTTAATAAGATTGATAGTGAAAACAACACACAGGAGATTATCGATAATCAAATAGGTGTATTAGACACATATGTTGAGATTATTAAAGGTATGGGTGTAATTGTTAATAACATCACGATACTTAATACGGGTGCAATTGATTCATCAGGTTTTCAAACTAGTTAATTTTAATAGATAAGAATAAAAAAAGGAGAAATATATTCTCCTTTTTTTATTGTTTAAACTTTTTTCCTATATTTGATACATATATAAAACACCAATATATAGTAATATGCTATCAAAGGAATTCATAAAAGAGTTCAATTTCAATAATAAGTCAGGTAAGATGTCTAGTTCTAAATATGTATCAAAGAACTATGCTGCGGATTATGATATTATTATAGGTAATATTAAAGAAGATATCTCATTTAAAGAGAAAGTATATCTAACTGTTAATGATATTAACCATTCTCCTAATTGTAAGAATCCTAATTGTAATGACAAGGTAAAATTCAGAAATACTACTTTAGGGTATAGAGAGTATTGTTCTAATAAATGTATTGGTTCAGATCCTAATATGATCAAAAGAAAAGAACAAAAGTCTTTAGAAAAGTTTGGCACAAAAACACCTGCCGAATCAGAAGTAATCAAACAAAAAATGATCAATACTAATAATAAATTATATGGTGGTAATTCTCCTATGTCAAATAAAGAAATTCAAGAGAAATCTAAGAAAACTTTAATGGGTAATTGGGGTGTAGAAAACCCTAACAGACATAAAGATTTAACAGAAAAAAGAATTAAGAGTTTTAAAAAAAATATAGATCAGTTTAAGGCTTCTTTCAAAGAAACTAGCTTAAAGAAATATGGTGTGGAACACCATTGGATGGTTAAAGAAATACACGATAAAGGAATTAAAACTACTAATAAGAAAAAACTTCAAAAGGAAGAAACTAAAATTAAAAAGAGGATACCAAGTGATTATAAATTACTTGGAATATTCAAAGAAAGTGAATTACATAACAGAACAAGTAGTAGGATGTTATGTAATAAGGGTCATGAATTTGTCATAAATAATGATCTTTTATATCATAGGACAGTTAAAAACGATACAGTGATATGTACTGAATGTCATCCTCAAAATAATAGAAGTGTAAGTGGATTAGAATTACAACTACTTAATTTCATCGAAGAAAGTTATGAAGGTGAAATCATAACTAATAATAGAACTATTATACCGCCACACGAAGTAGATATTTATCTACCTGAAATCAAATTAGCTATTGAATTTAATGGTCTTTTTTGGCATAGTGAGATCAATAAGGACAAGTATTATCACTTCAATAAAACTAATGAAGCTGAGAAAGAAGGCATACAGATGTTACATATTTGGGAAGACGATTGGCTATTGAAGGATGATATAGTTAAATCTATGTTAAAGAATAAATTCAATAATACTCCTAATAAAGTATTTGGTAGAAAATGTAAAATTAAAAAAGTTGGCTCTAAGGAATACAGAGAATTCTTAGATAATAATCATATACAAGGTTATTCTAATTCTACTTACTCGTATGGTTTGTATTATAACGAAAAATTAGTTAGTCTAATGACCTTTTCTAAACCAAGGAATATGATGGGACATAAAAGTAGAGATAATGTTTATGAGTTAGCTAGGTTTTGTAATAAGACTAATTACAATATAGTAGGTGGTGCTTCTAAATTATTTAAACACTTTATAAAAGAACATTCTCCTAAAGAAATATATTCTTTTAGTGATAGGTCATATTCTAATGGTAATCTTTATAAGATATTAGGGTTTGAATATAGTCACAGAAGTAAAATAAATTACCATTGGGTATTAAACAAAGAGAGAAAGCATAGATATAATTTTGCTAAACATAAACTAGTAGAAAAGGGATACGATCCCAATTTATCAGAAAGGGAAATTATGTATGAACAAGTGGGTGCTTATAGAATATGGAATAGTGGTCAAGATAAGTGGGTTTATCACATATAGTAACCCCTATTCCTAATATCTATGTTAAGTTTAGAAAGAAGTTCTTAGTTCCTCTTACTAATACTCTTAATATGAACACAAATAGTTCTACTGCGATTACACCATAACAAAATAACCAAATATATTTCCCATAATCAGGATTCATCCCATGATCACTGATCAATAGACCGATTACGATTTTAGTTACATAAAGCTCTAATGCGACAAATATTGAAAATGTAGCAATAGCAACAGTTCCGTTGATTATTAATTTACATAATGTGAATAAAGTTTTCATAGTTTTTTAGTTTGTTAATACAAATATACTAAAAAATATGATAATACCAAAGAATTTATGACTTTTCTATATCAAGTTATTTATTATTTGATCTCTTTTTATAATCTTCTCTATATCTATTGTAGTATAGAATCCATATCGAGCATTCGATTTATATTTTTGGTAAAAGTCAATACTCCACAGTTCACCTAATTCTGAATAAGAATTAAATATACTATATCTATTTATACCACTTAAGGCTGTTTTATCTGACCCTGTGGTTATCTTATAAACACCACCTTTAGTTTCTCTTTCTCCAAAATCACCATAATAATACACACCATTATCAACTTCAATAGTAAATTCTAATTTATAATCTCGTGCTAAAGCACTTTTCGTTATATACTTATCTATATTATTGAAAATGGTAATAATATCCTCTGTTAGTGGTTTTCGTTTAATCTTCATCTAAAATATTATTAATACTTAATTCTCTATTCCTTTGTTTGATCCAACTACCATCACGTGTTACAAAGTAGTGATTGTCTTTATCCTTACCTTTTTCGAAAAAACTTATTATATGTATATCTTCCCATTCTAATTGATGGAAAATATTATAATGTTTTATATCAGATATATGAGATTGAGAAAATCCAATTCTATCTATATAATGTAAAGTGATATCGTCTACCTGATTAGTTTGGAAATTCAGAGAAAAACAATCATTAAATCCTTTCATATATCTGAAATTAGAAACATTCCAAAGATTACCTTCTGTGTATATACACATATAATTAATCCTATCTGATATAGTGTTCAATATATCTTCGTTTATATTTTCTGTTCTAATGTTCATCTAAGATATTATTTATGATATTATCTCTATTTAAAATAGTAAATATGTTAGTCTGCGTATAAAATTTTATTTTAGGTCTTGTTTTATATTTTTGATACAGCATTATAACTGTATAAGTCTCATCATTAAGTGCGTGACGTACTGACAACGTATATCTATTTAAACCCTTAATTGTTTTGGGGTTTATGTTAATGCTTTCGGGTATAGTAGTTACCATAAAAAGGTCACCTTTATTTTCTGATAACTTACCATAATCACCATATACATAATCTTTGGTATCCTTTGTATAACCAATATTAATTTTATCTTTAAGTTTAAAGTCACATATACTATAATTGAGGTAATGATCTCTTACTTTATTATAAAGGTCAATATTTGTAATAATATCTAAGAAGTCTGTTGTTATCTTTTTCATGATAGTAAAGAATTTAAAATGAGATCTCTTTTGATTATTTTTTCTATATCGATATTAAAATCCATATCCCCCATGAGTTTATCGTTAATATCATAAAATTCAATGTGTTTTTGGTCTAATATAATACTAATAATGTTATGTATCTTTGTCTCATGGTAAGGGTGATCATTCATTTTGACTGTTATTTGACAGAACATCCCTTTTTTTGACCAACTAAGCCTAGCAGAATTTTTTGTGTTTACATTATACCAAAAATATTGAAAATTAGAATCAATCATTTTTATTATAGGTATAGTCAGCTTAATCTTTTCTTTCATCTAAATGTTGTTTCATCCATTTATTATATTCGTCAAAGTTAAAGATTTTTTTCTCATTATCAAACCCGCACTTATGACATAAATAAGGATGATCATCATCGGACTTTATTTCCCATGACCAACTACATTTACTACATATTACTTTACTTTCCATGTAGTATATAGTAAAAAAACACTTTTATAAAATAATATATATTTTATGAGAAAATTAACCAATGAAAAATTTATATCTAAGGTGGATAGTGTACACAAAGGTTTATATAAATATGATAAAACTAATTATGATATGTGTATAGAATATGATGGTATCCAACATTATAAACCTGTAGATTTTTTTGGAGGAATAAAAACACTTAAGGATATTAAAAAAAGAGACAATATAAAAACAAAATATTGTCAAGAAAACAATATAAAATTAATAAGAATCCCTTATAATAAAGAGGTTATAGAGTTAATGGAAAGTATTAATTTTAATATATAGAGTATAGAAAATAAAAAAAAATTAAGATATATGTCACCTTTACCACACTTCTCACAAGTAAACTCACACGGGTCAACACACCCAAATACCGAGCAGATATTCGAACCTGTTTATCCATCGTTATTTGAAGTAACATTTGTACTACCTACAATCGTGCAAGATCAGGGTAGAGACCCACTTCTTCTTTTAGAAAACGCAACAAGCGTTGAAGGAATCGAAGTACACAAAGCATTAGGAACACAGGAACAACGTTTCAAGTACAGTACTAGAATGTTCTTAACAATGCCTGAAAATACATCAATCGATGGACTTAATATTAAGTTCAACGTAAATGTCGGAAACGCAGGTGATGTATTTAACTATAACGCATTAAGAGCATGGTATGATTTAGCTTGGAACTCACAAAACGGTACACTCGCTTATAAGAGAGACATCGTTGGTACAATTGTAATCAACCATCACGACAGAAAAGGTTTCGTAATTAGAAGAATTACTTTACATAACTGTCAAATCAAAAACATCGGAGGATATTTAGATTCTGTTGATTGGAGTGATACTACTTCAATACTTACTGACGTAAATGCAGAATTTGTAGTAGACTATTGGACAGATGAAAGAGTAGATCTTGATACATCTGATATTGGTAATGTATATGGCACATAAATAGCTTATTCATATTCCTATTTTTTTTTTTTGAAAAGGAGCGAAATATTTTCGCTCCTTTTTTATTTTTATAAAACATTTCACCCCCTTTTAATATAATAGGAAGTATAGCTAAAAAACTATATAGATTAAAATATAAAATACAAGTATGGCAACACAGAGTTCATCAGAAGAATATTTAAAGGAATTTCTTGATCAGAAAGATCATGCAGATAATAAACCTAAAGTAGAAGAAAGTAATAAAGAAGAAATAAAAGACCTAGGATCAGTAAAAGATTTAGATTTTATTGGGATAGATATTAGTGAGTTACCATGTAGAGATTTTTATCCTGCAGGGACTACGGTTAAGGTAAGACCCGCTAAAGTATCTGAGATACAAGCTTATAGTATGGTTGATGATACTAATATGTATGATGTATACGAAAAAGTAAATCACTTAGTATCATCTTGTGTATTTTTAATATCACCAACAGGAGATAAAATGCCATATACTCATTTGAAGGACGGAGATAGATGGTATTTACTATTTGTTATAAGAGAACTTACTTTCCAAAAGGGGAAAGATCTATATATTGAGGTAGATAATGTTCAGATTCCTATTCAGAGAAAAAACTTTGAATTTTATAAAATGGACGACAAGTTAAAAAAATATTACAGAAAAGAAGAAGGTAAATTTATATTTACTACACAAATGGGTGAGGTCGAAATGTCTCCCCCAACCTTAGGTGTCCAAAAATCATTTACTGATTATATGGTAGACCAAACTAAAAAAAGAAAAGTATTAAACCAAAGTTTCTTAAAAATAATACCTTTCACATTACCGAATAGATTAAGTATTACTCAAGAAGGTATCGAAAAGAAATTGAAGGAATTTGGTGAAATGGATATAGAAATGTTCCAATTCTTAAACGGTGCTGCAGAAAAGATGACGTTTGGTATCAAAGGGGTAAAAATGATAGATAATCAGAGTGGTCAGGAGGTCCGCTCTGATGAGATATTTCCCAAAGGGTTTAGTGGGCTATTCGTTCAACATGATGCCTTTGATACTTTCCTTACATAAAAAAGAAGTCGCTGAGGGTACTAAATTAAAAGCAGAATGCAATTTCTTAAAAGAATACTTCTCCTTATTTATGATAGATGATGAAGCACTTAATCGAAATATGTGGTTATTGTCTATTAGATCTAAAGGTGGCTTGTCTATTGGTGAAATAGAAAGAATGGCTTTTTGGAGATATGAAAGGTATGTCGATATTGCTAACAAACTAGCTGAGGAAGAGAAAGACGAAAGGAAAAAACAAGAAGAAAAACAGAAAAACCAAAGTCAAAATAAGTCTGCTAACCCTAGTAGTTATCTTAATAAGATAAGTGGTATGGCTAACAAATTCAAATCCTAATTTAATATATAGTGTACGATGGAAATAACTACACTAATAAACGATTTTTATGACTTTATAGTATATGGTATAAGTGAATACTTATTCGTGTTCAATTTACACTATATTTTAGCATATATAACCATTTTAGTGGGTATTAAGTACACAAATAACTTTAAATGGTATGAAAAACTACTTAATAAAGTAAAGTTATCTGCTGCACCATTTACGGGATTTTTACTTATATTAGCATATACTTTCATAGGTACGGGTGGGATAAGTGTTGAAACAGTTGTTTCACTGTTACAATCTTTTATTATAACACTATCTTTACAAGATGTATTCATCGTTCTATTTGGAGTCCTACTTAATAAACTAACATTTGGTATGATTAAACTTGATCATAATAAAAGGTCTATTAACTATGTTAAGACTAATAAAAATAATGATGATGTTGAATTAGATAAGAAACAAGAAGATTAATACTTTAAATAATTTCTAATAAACTTTATAACACTAGAATTAATCCCTCTGAATGTCATTGGTTTTTCAGACTTTTGTTTAGCTTTAATATCATATTGTCTAAGTAGATCAGCTACTTCATCTTCGTGTAAATATATATCTTCAACAGGATCATATATAGCATGAGGCATATCAATACCAAGACCCTTTTGTTTAAATGGTAAATTAGGATCAGTTTTATCTCCCTTTTCACCGAAATGTCCTCTTACTCCTTTAGATGGGTTTCCATAATTTACTCCCCAATTACCAACGTGCGCACCTTGTCCATAACCAGGGGCATTTACGTCACCACTATCAGGTGTTTGGTGATTAGATTCTTTAATTGATTCATAAAAATCTAAATCTACTTTAGTAGCTAATTCATAATCATAATAAAACATATCACTTAGGCTTTTAGATAAACCTTCTTTTAAAATATTCTTATCTCCTTGTAGTAAGAACACCTCAACTTCTACATTATCTTCATCAATTTCATTGACTTTTATTTTAAATAAATGCTTATTTAGATCTTCGTCTATGAAAGAAAAATCACCTCTGAATCCTACATACTCTTTTTCGAATAATGATTCAACAGCAGTTTCTCTGTTCATTGTTGTTAATTCACCTTCACTGTCACTCACTTTGAATATCAGTTTGAAGTCAGCTTTGTTACCACTGTTAAAGTTTTCGTATAGTTTTAAATATTTCATATAGTATATATTAAAGTTCGTATCTGATTATTTTTAATATATAGTTTATGGAAAAAAAGACGATCAAAGCCTTATCTAACTTCGGTGATGCCATTGATACACTTGTAGAGGAACTAAAGAAACAGAACCAACAGAAAGCTACTACAGGTAGTTTTATGTCTAATCTTTTTGGTAAAGATTCTCTTTCTAAAAGAGTTAAAAGTATACAAGACGGTATTAATAAGATCAAAGAAGATACACAGAAAATCATCAAGAACCAAGAGGATTTTATGAATATCCGAAAACAAGAAAATAAAGGAAAAGAGGGTGGTGTATTTGAAAAGTCAGGAGAGAGTAGTAATATTGATAAAATAAAACAAGGGGTGGGTTCTATTATACTCATCGCAGGGGCTGTATTAGCACTTGGGGCAGCTTTTAATATAATTGACCCTAGTAAGTTCGATATACCGTTGATCGTCGCTATAAGTTTCTCTATGACCTTAATGGGGATGGCGTTAGCTAAGATAATGGAAGCAGGTGTTCCAAATCCCGCAGAAGCTTTAAGTATTGGGTTAGCATTGATTGCTATGAGTGGTGCAGTTGTAGTAACAGGAGCATTAATGGCACTTATTCCTAAAATAGAACCATATCAATTTATGACATTCTTAGGTATAGCAGCTACGTTTACTTTGATGTTCGCATTAGGATTTAGTAAGGCTATTGAGGCTTCGGGTAAGATGAAAGCGAAATCTATCATTATGTTACCATTAGCATTAATAGGTATATCAGCAGCGATTATGGCATCAAGTCATATTTTACAATATGCCCAAGAAATTGATGGATCTAAATTATGGAATTTAGTACAACAGGGATTAGCTTTAGCTGCCATAGCATTATTTATATCCATACCACTATTCATATTAGGTAAGGTAGGATTAGGAAATGTATTAATGGGATCATTAGCTCTTGTTTTAGTAGCAGGGGCGTTAACATTATCATCGATGATGTTAGCACATGGTAATTGGGAAAATCCAATTCCACTTAATTGGGCATTATCATTTAGTGTTACTATGTTATTATTAGCAATACCTGTTGCTATATTGGGGGCGATTGGTTTACAGTTTGTAATCCCAGGGGCTATAGGACTAGTAATTGTAGCAGCAGCACTTGTAGCAGCATCTTGGTTATTATCCTTTATTAAACCTGATTTCTTTTATACTATATCAGATGCTATAGCTTATTTTGTGAATGTAGTAGGTGGAGCAGTAATTAAATTCGCTAAAAATTTCTTACCTATATTAGTTAGTATAGCAGGAGCATTTATGACTAAAATATTACCACCATTGGCTAAGTTCATAAATGCTATTATACCAACGTTAGGTAACTTCTTAGAAACAATCATAAATTCATTCTTCCCTTACTTTGAACAAATAATGGATTATATGAAGTTTGCTGTGGGACAAATTGATAATATAATATTAGCTATTGGTACAGTATTAGAGAAAATTGGTGGTGTTTTAGGTAAAGTAGGTGATGTGTTTAGAGCAGTAGGCGATTCAATAGCAACTGTATTAGATTCAGTTGGTGGTATAATTGATAAGATAGCTAAGGGTATAATGGGAGTATTTAAAACTGTTACAGAATCAATTTTAAGTCTTAGTCAAGTAGATGGTGGTAATTTATTACAAGTAGGCGCAGGTTTACTAGCAATTGGTGGGGGTCTTGCAGCTATGACAGCAGGATCAATAATAAAAGGAATAGGTGATTTCTTTACGGGTGATGGATTAACGGATCAATTGAAAAACTTATCAGAATTCCATAAAGAAATTTTTATGACAGGTAAAGGTATCGAAATGTTAGCAACAGGATTAGAATCTATTAATGATGTTGATATAGATAGTGATAGAATAGAAGGTATTGTACAAGTATTAGATAAAGTAACAGGTATGAGAGCATCAGCAGACGCAGAAATAGTTACTAGACAGATCATAGAAACAGGAAACTTAATACAAGAACTAAAAGGATTAACTGAACCTGATGATAATAGTGAGATGTTAAACGAATTAAAGAAAATGAACCAAAGACTAGAAGCATTGATTAGTACTAACTCAGGTATAGGTGCTATGTTAGGTAATATGGGTACTGATGAAGAACCTAAATTAGAATATTAACGAGGGAAGAAGTTTTCAATTATATATATTCTTGTTATGAAAGACTTATCATTTTTTAAAAAACTAAAATTATTATTTGACTATTTAAGGATAGTGAAACAAAAGAAGATTGCGATTCTTGATAAAAAGAATACTGTTCAATTAAGATTAGACAAAGCAAAAAGATTCTATACTGTATGTAATTGCGACAAAGATGTGGAGAAATACGGTAAAAATTTAGCAGAGAAATATATTAAAGAGCATATAAACATGTGCGAAAAGATATTTATCAACAGTAACTTAATTGAATTCGTGGGTGTGTGGGATATTACTCAGATAGATGAAACTAATTATTTAATAGTATTTGGGTTTAAGGGTTTTAGAACAGAAAGGCTTTTCAGGAATACAATCATCTTTTCTTCGTTATTATTAGGATCGGGTATTTACTTTTTTTTAAATTTTTTGTAAACTTTTTTCATTATTTGTAATAAGACTTAAAAAAACAAATTATTATGAATAGCGAAAGATATACAGAATTGTCAGAAGACATCATTGAAAATTTTCAAGAAATCTATAACACAAAAAGTTTCCCAATCAAAATTGGATTCACTTACTTAAATGATGATAAGTTAAAAAAGGTAGTAGATATTAAAAAACTATCTGAGATGTATCAGGTTCTTTTAAATAAAGAAATGGTAGTAATTTTCAACGAAACATTATTTGATAAATTAGATAAAGAATCTATTACAATATTAATTGAACAAGAGCTTGATAAAGTAGAAATCAATATGAATAACGGTAAAATCAAAATGAATAAGCCTAATATTCAAACATTTTCTTCTTTATTAAACAAGTATGGTAGAGAGAAAATCGTAAGAGCTAACGATTTAGATAACTTATCTGCTGCACAAGAAGCAGATATGGTAGCTTAATAGTAAACAAATATTATATTTTTAATATAAATAAAAAAGTAAAATTACATTATGGAAAATACCCAACAAGAACAATTAAAAAACATAGTTATAGCGGAAAAGCCCGATATGAACTTCAAAGCATACAATGAAACTTTGATTCGTGTTTTATCACAAGAAGACGAAACTTATTTAGATTCTAAGTATGATGAAATCATGGACTTTATGAGAAATAAACATTCTAAAACTTACAGCGATGGTGAAAAAGAAGCTGTATATAAACAACTTCAAATTCTATGGAATGAGGTTAGTGGCAAAAATGGCGGTAGATTAAATTCAATTAGTTTTGATCTTATCCTACACCAAGAAGAATATAAGTTTGTCAATGAGATGCTTAATAGCAAATTGGAATATGATGTTGACACAATCTTTTATGCTATTGAATTAAAAGACATGTTAGATAACATGAAAGAAAATGGTAATTATGATAGTGCTGATCAAGCTATTGGATTCAAGATGAATGCAGTTGATCTTCAGTATTTATACCACCTTCTTTCTAAGCAAACTTTCAAAGGTTTAACTAAAAGAACATATACTTTCGCAGAAGTAATCAAAAGAATTGCATTATCAAGTAATATCTTTGGTTATTATAAAAATAAGTACGAAGACTTAGCTAAAGCTATTCAGTTTTGGGTAAACACCTTAGAAAAGGATGTTAATATCAACAAAAATGATAAGATGTATCATCTTATTTGGGGGGAAGCAGATGTTGAACCTAGTGTTGCAGAAACAACCGAGTCTAAGTAATTTTATTTATTTGGTTAAGAAGGGGAATGAGATTTATATCTTGTTCCCCTTTTTTTTGTTATACAGTAGGCACTGTTTCTAATATAGCACTATCGTCTGCATCAAATCTTATCTCATAAGACCTTTTCACAGTTCTGTTCTGACCATATCCATTTTCGGCTCTTATCTCTACTACTACATAAGGATCTATACTACTATCTAAAGTAAAGTTATATGGTAAGAACATATTTTCACCACTTCTATATTCTTTAAAACTCTGTACCATTTCTAGATCTATTTCTGCCCATTTTGTAACATCATCCCACAATATAAAATCAGTGTTTTCTAATAATATATTTTCCTGAGGCGAAATTTCTCTCTCTTTAACTTTATAAAGATCTTTAGTCTTATTATAATCTTTTCTTAGGTTTAATATCATTGTCCTAGCTTCGATACTATTTGCGGGTTTAGTTCCTTCATATTGTGTTTCGGGTAAATTGAGTAGGTCAATAGATATATCAGTCAATAATGATTCATCTCTATCTAATAAATCACACCATCTATTTGGGTAATTGGATCTAATTATATCTAATACGTCAAAATTATTTGCTATCATATCTTCTTCTATTCGTAAGTAGTTAGGAGTGTCGGGTTCGTTACCTAATAAATCAAGTAGATCGTTATATAAATTATCATCTACACCATTTCTACTATCAGGTGTTCCGACTAAACATGATCCACTAGCACCCACCCAAGGTAAGTAATTAACCGTTGTAGTTCTTAATGAATATTTATAAAACCTTCTTTTATATTTTACTACATTACTGTCTTCGTATAAAGTATTAACATCCCATGTATCCACTTCTTGGAATTCTAAAGGAGTATTATTGAAGTTTAATACTACATTACCTTCATCTTCTAATACGTTCTCATATATTTTACCAAAATAATCCACCTTATCTCCTGTGTTGTATGAATTAAATGCTTCCCATTTATCATATGTCTTATAGGTTTTCACACCTAATGTAAAATAATCAGGAGAATCATTTGAAGCTGTTAGAAAATCAATTATTGTAGTATATACTGTACTACCATTTTGTATAGGCATCACATAAGATTCTTCTATATTAAAGTCTATCTCTGACATAGTATCATTGGTTTCGAAAACTTTAATAGATGATGATGTATCAAAATTTTGATCTATAGATAAGAAACTCAATTCCCCTGTTATATCTTTAATTTCATGTGTTAGTGGAATAATATTCTTCTCTAACCAATATTTAAGACCTTCTAATTTGATGATAGCTTCTTCTATACTATATGTGATCAACTTATTTCCTTCGAAATCAGTGATTCTATATGTAAGGTTAAATAGTTTAGTTTCTTCATAGTTCGGGTTAGGGAATTGATAAAATTTATAATTATCTGTCCAACCGTCTATGTCATTATTGAATATATCCTCAACCTCAACTTTAAATAGTTTCAAGAACTCTGCGCTATCTACATTTATGTTTTGGAAATATTCATATAATATAAGGTCATTATAACCAAAGTAATTTATAGCATTTATGATACTTCTATATGCACCTAAGTAGTTATAGATATCATTTTTTACTGTAAGTAATTCCTTACGTTTCTCATTCATAAATGTCCAATCAATACCACCCTCATTTATATCATAGTCTTTGAAAATATAAATATCCTCAGGGTTTATAATCTTACCTATATTAGTTAATTCATTTTTAAATCTTTCATCTTCTATTTCTGTTTGTGCGTAAATATCAAACTCAGCTACTTTCTTTTTGATTACTTCTAAAGTTAAATCTAAATATGTAGTAGTTCCTTCTGATGGGTATTCTACTGCAGTTGTTTCATTAGTAAATGTATTATCATCTAAATATTCAACAATAAGTTCTCTTTCAAATAATTGGATTATTTTCACATTAATATTATCATTTGATGACACATACCCAACATCGTTTGTAGTATCAAGAACTCTTATGTTTAAGAATTGGTTTTCATTAAAATTAGTACTTGTTCCTGTTAAATTATCTAAGTCAACTATTTGATTAAAAGTATCTGTTGAGTTGGATGATAATGTTATTATACCTCTATTATTTTCGCTATCATGTGTAAATGTAAATTCTTGATCAGGTAGTGTTACTGAGAATTCTGAGTTAGTAAATGAATCATACGAAGGAAAAGTAAATTTAATATCTTCATCTTCATATATGTTTAGAATATTATTAATAACCCCCTCTGTTTTGGAATTGAACCCGATAAAAGTTTGTATAGACACAGGAGTAAATGATATATTTTCCTCACTATCATTATAATCTAATGTATATGTAAGATTATTAAATATTGTTTGTTGTGCATATCCCTCATCTACTAAATTTAAATCTCTATTTGGTTTCCTTTTTATAATAGGATTAGGTAATGGTTTAGTTCCTGTGTATGAATAACTACCTGTTGATTCAAGGAAATCACCTGTTACGTCATACATAAATAATTCTTTAAGTATTTCATCTTCTGTGTTCTCCCATCTATATTCCCAAGTAGCCTGTGGTGCGCCATCAGTCATGTAATTCTTCCTTGGTCTTCTAATAAACTCTCTTGTCTTTAACTTAATGTAATCATCTAAGGAAGTATCATTGTCTTCTGATAATGATCCATATGTTTCTGATCCGTTAGTATCAAACGGTGTTGAAGCAGAAGCTTGTGATGATAAGTTAAATATATTAGAAAATGCCTTTAGTTCATAAATAAAATCAACATCAATTGATAATATTTGATTATTATTTAAGTTAATACCATATATATCATTAGTACTCTTATTTATATTTATTTTATCAACATTGAAATCAACATTTAAAGTAAAGAATACTTGATTAACATAGGTTGAAAATACTTTTATTTCTTGATTCTGTGTTGCAATATAAATATGAGAATCATTAGGACTAGTAAATATAAATCCATGATCTGTGATATCAAGATTATCAGCAATGATATCTATTTCACTTATAGAAACTAATTTCCCTTCTTCGTTATTAATCCAAAAATACTTATTGAAATTATCTAATGTTATAGAATAATAATTATTAGTCGATATACCAAAGCTAGTGAATGTAGAATCACTGTTTATCTTATTTAATTCCCCATCGTTGGCTACGTACATTGATCCATTATATGGGTTGTAGTGTAACTCACCCGATTCTCTTTCTAGTCCCAAATAACTAGGCGTAGATCCTGTAGAACCAACTCCTATGTTACTAGCAGTTATTCCATCTATTAAGAAATCACCAAATACTACTTTAGTATCAGTATTAACTTTATAAAGGATTTTATCGCTTGTTATACCAATATCTAAGTTTTGTCTACCGAAGATATACATTGCTTCTTCATCTCTGTTATAAGTCATCTTATTCCAATTATAATTTGCTTGGAAATCAAATGATATGAAACTAAAATCAACAGGGTCAATGATCATTATTCTATCACTATCTGTAAATGATATATATGTTTCACCTGTTATATAATCAACTTCCATATCCCAACCAATTCCTAAGTTAGAAACAGTTGATTTTATCTGATTTAAATAAGGATCTATAACATATACAAAGTTATCACTGAGTACATATAAAAGGTTATTAAATGGGTTCATAGACTGCATAATAGGGGCTTCTATACTACTAATAGTATCCTCTACCCTAAAAGTAGAACTAATTAAATTAACTTGATCGGTCAATGCTATATTCTTAAACGTAGAGTTTAAGTAGTCGATATCAACTAAATTAGAATTTAAAGTAAGGTACTTAATATCATCAGGATTAAAAGAAGCTGTTAAACTAATTGCGCTTTCATCATAATAAAAAGCATTCTCTCTTTCTATAGTAATGACTTGGTTTCCATCAGCAGCTTGGTAGAAATTCTTAGCAACCTTTGTTACAGACGCAGTAGAGAAACTACCACTATCAATGTATAGAATAGTATCACCTATTTCAAAGTCTTCTCCAAATGCTAAATTAAAAAATGCGTTTTGTGTACTATTATTACTAGTTCCCCAAAAAGCTCCTTGGTAAGAAAATACCATTCTATCAGGATCTAATTGAATTATATTATATTCTTGATTAACTAATGTCCAATCTGTATTGTTTATACTCACGATCTGTCCTGTTGAGAAACATTCGTCCTCGAAAGAAATATTATTATTATTCTGTACAACCTTATTAGAACTTATAATAAGACCTTCATATCCCTTAGAATAATTTATTATTTCAAATACTTGTTCTCCTTCATAGAAGAATCTACCTACGTTAATATTAATATCGATAACAAAGTTTGTTTTCTTATTGATTATTAAATTATTGAATTCCCTGTCTACGTATATTCCATTATCATTTAATACTTCTGTGTGTTGTATAATCCAATTTCCTAAAGTAGTTTCTACATCAGTATCAAACCCTGTGATATAATTTATATTATTGATATTAATACTTAGTTGTGTATTATCTCCACCAAGTTGATAGAAGATAATATATTTATCTAATATAGAATAGTCAGTATTAGCACCTACATCGATCCTATTAATATTCATTAATACATTAGGATATGCTGTTCTAAAATAAAGAGAATTATGTAATACATTAACATTATTATTACCGAAGTATTCAGAGTCTACATATATTCCTCTTTTATCTAATTCTAATTTCCATTTTTCTACAAATGCTTTTAATGTAATATCAATTGATTCTTCCGTATCTTCCGATCCATTACCTCTTGTTATAATAGTGCTTTCTATCACATATACTTGATTATTGATTCTTATCGATATTCCGAAATCATCTATATCATTGAATACTATTCTTTCTTCGTTTCTCTCAGCGTAGTCATCTCTATCTTCGTTGTTTAATGTTTCTTCAATTTCTATTATTCTTTCAATTGTTCTCTCTTTACTAGAAACCTCAGTAGTATAATTAACATTAACTATATCCGTAGCGGTTAATCCAAAGTTAGCGTTTATCTCTTGCCAATATAATCCCGAATCATTTGTTAATTCATTAAATTTAGTAGCAGTCGATGCCGCATCATCTGAGAAGAAAACATAACCTGTTGGTGAAGTTAATGTTTCTGTAGTAATTACATTAGTTCCATTTACAGTAACTGATACATTTGTTTCAGGGTGTGGATCATATGAAAATGTATATCCTGTTGGTGAGAAATTAGTCCCATCTGTTATACTTCCACTAAAGCTATCTACTTTATCTACGAAGAATTTAACATCTACATAGTTAGTTGGGTATAGACTCCTTAATCTAACAAACTCTCCAAGTGGATCTATATCAGAGTATAATCCTAATTGGTTTATACTATCACTATGTATAGTAAATGCGTTATTAATATTCGATATTGCGTTAATATTATTATCATATGTATAAGACAAATCAACTGAATTAGTTTCTAAATATAGTGTACCATTAATAGTTTCATCGTTTATACTTTCAACTATTGGTAAATATTTAGTTTCTTCCCAAAAATCATTATCCTCAGGTGTTATGCTACTAGTAGCTGATTGTGTATAAGAAGTAACACAAGAATATATTTGGTTATTGAAAAGTACTTTACTTGCGTCAGATGGTGTTAAACCACCATTGAAGTAATACTGATTTATTCTATTGAATGTCGATATCTGTGTGCTATCTACTGTTATAGTACCTACATTATTATTTGAATTAGGTATAGTTAATTTAGAATTAGGTTTAATTAAAGTGTTGACACTCGAAGATAACCCGATATAACTACCCGTTGCCACAATGTTTATATTACCATTATATAGAAGTATATTATTTGTTTTATTAGTGACTCTGATTTTAAGGTTATTATCAAAATCATCCATCATTAATTTAAAGTCTGTATAATAATTATCGCCTAATGTTTTAGAATTGATAGTAACGATAGTATCGTCATTATTTTCTAAGTTAACTAAGTTTAATTTCTGACCACTGTATATTAAGTTGTAAAAATTTGGTTCACTCCAATTCGGGAAATTATTAGAATAATCACTATCTATATAATCATATATTTTAATAGCATTAACGCCATTAGCTGTAACATTCGTATACTGATTCGGATCATTAATAACACCACCACTTTGATTTATGAACTCTCTGTTATTAGTCCCTGTTATAATCATCACAGCGTTGGTTTTAGTACTAATTACTGTATATGTTTCTTTACTATTGATACCAAATATATCTCTACTGAATTTAATTTCCTCGCCTTTTCTAAAAATGGTATTAATTGCTTGACCGTATATCCACTTTGAAAAGAAGTCTTTCCTATCATTAACTGCCTCTACTTTAGTAACACCTATACTACTAGTGTTGCCTATTATTGACATACCATTAGTATTGAAAAGTTGGAACTTTTCTGTGGATAATTCATCAGTCTTAGTATCAGAATTATATTGCTGATACTCAAATCCTCTTATTCTTTCGAATGTACTTATTTCTAGATTCTTGAATGTGTCTGAACTATTTTCTTCAAAGTATAATTTACCTTTGTAATAACCTAGTTCTTCGTCGAATAATATGTTAATAGGATTGCCTTTTTTGTTGTAAAAGACATAATCTCTATTGAACCAATTTTGATCACATGTATTAATTTTAATAGTAGACAACTTCTATAAGATAATTTTATCTATATATAAAATATGTCTATATCGTTAAGTAAACAAAATGACTATTTTAATATATAATATTCACAGAAATAATAACATTCAAATATGAGAAAAAAAGCAGAAAGTCTATTTAAAAATGAGATGACACAACATATAATTGATAAAATAGAAGAAAAAAAATACTTTTCAGGTAAAGAAAAGATAGCAGGTGAAAAGTTTTTTCTTGGTTGTTTACTACTTGAAGAGAAGGATAACATAGAGATAGTTATTGATATATGTGAAAGAGATATAGAAGATAGGACATATGAACTTTATAGTATAAAAGTAAATGGATTAAGTAAAGTGGGATACTTTACTTTAAGTAATAAGAATTCACATATTAACAAAAACATAAAGGATATACTAAAAAAGTTAAAAGCTGAAGAGCGATTAGAACAAATTAAAAATGAAATAGAAGAAGAAATAAAAAATGATAAATAGATATTATGACTATGCAAATACAAGGAGATAGTTATAGACCTGATATTACCAAAAGGTTAAATAGAGTTGATAATAGATATAAAGACGAAAAGATATATACTCAGCTTGGTATAAAATATGAAAATATTGGAACAGAAGATATAACAATCGATCCCAATAAAAAAAAGATTATTATTCATAACTTAATTACAATATCTTCTTTTTTGAGATATTTACATGTGGTTTGGTATGCAGATGATAAATTATGTAGACATCGATTCCCCTTCAGGAACAATTTAACTAAAGTGGAGAAAAAGCACAATTGGTCAGTCAGTGGTTTAAAGAATATAATAACAGTCGAGAAAACTAACGAAATGTTAAAGGAAAATAAAAAAGGATAGGAAACTATCCTTTTTTTTGTTTTTGGTAAAAAAAGAGAATATAATATTTATATATACTGTATAAAATGATAACCATATATGATAAATTTATATAATAACCATAATAACAAGAAACTTAAGTTTAAAGTTGATATCACAGGCGTTGATGCATCTGAGGTTAAACCTAGATTGATCATCGAAACTGAGGATAAGAATTACATGGTAAAAGGGAAGATTGAAAACAAGGAATGTAATTTTGTTATACCCATGTTAGAAGGCTTAATCCAAGGTGAAAAAGGTAAAGTGTATTACGAGGTAATCGTATCTAATGAGCAATACAGTAAACTTTGGGAAGAAGATTTTGAAACTATTTCTAAAACTGAAATCAAAGTAGTTGAAAGTAATTACGAAGAACAAGAAGAAGCAGTGGTAGCTCCAAAAATAAGCGTGGTTAGTCTATCATCTGTTGAGGAAGAAGAACTAGTTAATGAGTCGATTGAAGAAGAAAAAGTTGAAGAAAAAACACAAGAGAAAGAAGAAATAAAAATAGATAAAGAAGTAATTATTGAAGAAGATAAAGAAGAAGAAATATCTGAAAATACTGAACGTGTAGAAGATATGGAAGGTAACTTTTTAAACTTCAATGATTTCTTATCAAAAAATACAAAAGGAGAATAATATGGAAGAAGAAAACATTATTGTAGACTCTATAAATGAGGCAAAATCTGCAGTTAGATTGATACAGGAAAAACTATATGAAGATCCTATTGATACTAAAGCTTTATTCCGAATTACGTTGAATCTAAATGAGTATTTAGATTCATTGGGAAATAAAATCCACCAAGGAAAAAAATAAAAAAAAAGATAAATTAAGTTATGACTAAAATTGTAGACCCAGATGATTTATTACAATCAACACAAGGCTCAGATGGAACACCCGATGGAAATGTGTTCTTTGATGTAGCAACAAAACAAATAGAATTAATCAATATTGATGTATTATCTACTGTAGATTACGGT